CAAGCTGCTGCCTTAGGCCGCCAACCTGGGCGCCAAATGCAGCGCCGGCAAATGCGCCGCCAACACCGCCAGCAATACCACCAATAGCGCCGCCGAGGAATCCTTCCGGGCCGCCAAAAATACCGCCGCTAATTGCAGCACCAGCAGCCTGGGCAACTTGCATGCCGCTCATCCGGCGGCTGCGTTGCTGTGTCGATTGAAGCTTTCCTAAACGCGCGTCAAGTTCTTCAATCTGCTTGCTTGTGTTTGCAAATTGCTTGGAAGTTGGATCAACGGCACTTCTTAATGCATTCCATGCAGCACGCTGCTGTTCAAGCGACGAAATACTGTTGTTTGAAGCAAGAAGCACATTTCGGAGATTGACCAGCAAATCGCTGTATGACTTGCTTGCGCGTGATGCTGCTTGACCTGATTGACCAACGGCCGCGGCAGCGCCCGTTGCCGCACTAGGCAAGTTTCCTCGACCGAGGAATTCAATTGCACGAGGGTTCCTGAATTGCAGCTCTCCAAACGTTGTCTCAACCTGCCCCGTCAGTCTGCGAGCGCCACCACTGATTGCCGCCCCAGTGCCGGCAGCCGTTGTCTGACCAGCCGCAGGCAACGCCAATGGAGTAGCGGCTACACCGGCCCGTACACGCTGACCAAGATCAGCAAGTGCTTGCTCCTGCGCGCGTACTGCCCCACGGTTGAAATAATTTGCTCGGATTGCTGCATTGGCCGCGTTTTCTTGTGCAGTCGCAGCCTGGGTTGCCATCGTGCCGACATGCCGATAGCTATCGCCCAGCTTGCGAATCTGATCAGATAGCTGAACAGTCTCGCTGCTTAAGCGCGCAAATTCAGCCCTGCCTTCACTGGTTGAAGTATCAACTTCTTGCAGTCGTGCTTTCAAGAAAGACAAACGCTGCGATAAATCAACTGCAGATTCGGATGTGCCGCGAACACGCTGTCGATATTCTTCAAGTACAACTGCTTGTCGACCTGCTTCTTCCCGTCCGATTGCCTCTAATCCAGCAATTTGCGACGCCATTGAACGACTCAATGGCGATCCAGCAGGTGCAGCCGCAAACCGTTGACGAGCCGCGCCAAGCAACTCGTTAATCCTCGTCATCGACAATGCTTGGATCTGATCGCGCAGCTTGGTCAGCGAACGGATCAAATCTTGAACTTCATCATCGATACCAGTAAATGATTTCTCAAGCTCAACTCGGGTTTCTTCGGCAGCATTCCGCAATCTGTCATAAATAATTGCGATACCAGCACTGGCCGCAATTGCACCGGCACTTGCGGTTGGGCCAAATGCAGTAAATGCATTTGTCACCGCATCCATTGCCTGATCAAGGCCCGCAACTTTTGCTTGCAATGCCGCAACATTGCTTGCCGCTTCATTCAGACTTGCAATTGCCTCAGGACTTACAAGCGCTTGAAGCTTTTCTCCGGCAAATGGAATTGCGCCAAGGCCAGACTTCAACCCTCCAAGCGATGCGCCGGCACCTTGGATTAGACCTGACAATCCGCCAAGGGCGCCAGCGCCGCCCCCGGCAACAGCTCCACCGACACCAATCGCAGTAATGCCTTCTATGGTCCGCGCAACCTGGCCAAAAGCAGTTTTGCTTTGCTCGCCAAGACGCTTAAAGAGGCTGATGCTTTGCTGCACACCAGACTGCAATCCACTAATTGCACCCCTAGTTGCGTTTACAGCATTTTTACCAAAATCAGCAAGCTCTTCTTGGCGCAATTGACGCATTTTGAACGTCAGCGATTCAATATCAGCCTCAATGTCGTTAAAAGCTTGAGAACTGGCGCGTGTTTGCGTTTGTAGTTTTTTAAGTTGATTAATATACTTTTGCACCTCAACTGAACTGTTTTTGGTTGAGCTTGCAGATTTAACCAGCGCATCTCGCTGCCTAATCAAACCTTCAGACGCGCCTTTCAGCTCCTGTTCAAGGCTCTTGATATTGGCATCAAGCTTCTTATAGGTAGTGCCTGTAATATCAGCTTGACTTTTTAATTTCTTAAAAGCATCAATTTGCCCTTTAATTACAGCTTCACTGTTGTTTGCAGTGCTCACATATTCTTTGATTCCATCAATAGCTTTATTGATTGCATCTTCTGTAATGCCAACTGTACCCGTTAGCCCCTTAAACGCGCTCTTTAGTCGCGTCAGCTCCTCAAGGCCCTGAATGCCAACCTTGATATCAATAGGAGCAACCTGCTTAGACATCCTTGTCCTTGGCCAATTCGCTCAATGCTGCAGCCTCCATTATCTGAAGATCCTCCAGCATCTCGCGGCGATTGTCCACATTGTAGAGGTCAAACAATCCGCCAGGACCAAGCAGTACGTCATATCGCAAGCCCATGTAACCAGCCATGGTTGTCGTCCATTGCGTCTGCATACGCAAGAACATCATGACTGGCTCCCAGTTTTCTTCCCAAACAATAAAATTGTTTTCTTCTTTGGGCTTATCGGGAAGAACAATGCCAAATACAGCAGCGTCTTCCCGACTTTTGTCTTCTACTTTTTTGCCGCCACCAGCCCAGTAAACGGCGGCATCCTTTAGTTTCCCTGGCGACCGCCTTCAAAGGTTTCGGTGTACGCCTTCAGGACGCCGCGAATCCAGTAGGGATCATCGGAAAACTCGCGCATCACTTCCAACGAAAAAGGGATTTCTTTACCTTCTTCGTCAACAATGCCTTCCCATCCCACCATGATCACCTTCAGGAGATCAAGCTCGCCCTTCTCGCCAAGCTTTTGAAATTCCTTGCGACCAACCCGCTTGAACTTCGCGTCAAATGTTGCGGTGTCAAAATTGCCACCATCAGAGGGCTCTTCGATCGAAACCGGCCAAGTAAAGACCTTGACCTTTTTGCGCACGAATGCCATGCAAATAAATGCGATACCAGACAAGCATACACCCAATAAAAAAGGGCTGCATTTGCGGTGCAGCCCCGACGACCTTCATTCCCGATCAGATTCTAATCAGGTGTAAACAAAGCCGAACTCATCGTTGCCAGCTGTAGAAGGCACACATGTGAACGGAATGTTCAGCATGTGGATCCCATCCTGGTCGGAGTAGCTCACGTCTCCGATGTCAACTCGAGTGGAGCTGAAGTCGAAGATATTACCCGCCGTTTGACCGTGCTGGAAAAGAAGGTTTCCAAGGGTTCCGTCGCTAAAGGCTGCAGTGAAGTAGTCCTTAGCAGCGATGGTCGGAGCCTCGATGACAGCAGTACCAGTTGTCTGACGATCAGTAATAATCACCTCTTTGGTGCAATTGATCAAGTCGCGATAGACCAAGGTGTTGCCGATGTCCAATTCCACCGACTGCAAGCAGCCGCCGTAAGACAGAAGCTGGAAGCCGGTGGTGTTACCAGCCTTTGCAATGACAGGCGTCTCCTGGTCGGCATAGGTAACCGTAGGAGCAGCCGTATCAGTTGGATCGTTGTAAACACCAGTAAAGGTGAAATCAATCGTAGGAATTTCACCAACAGGAAGATTCAACGTATAGGTGCCGCGTGCGCCAGTCAGCTTGTGCAGCACCCCATCAATGTTGTAATAAATAGTGCAGCTACCAAAGCTGGCACTGACAGGAGCATAAGTAACGCTCACACCAGCAGAGACGGTTTCGCTCATTCCGCAGGCAAGGAGTGCCTTGCCATAGCGAGGAGCAGTGCCAGCTGCGCCAGAACCAGCAAGTTCAACGCTGAAGGTGCATTCAACTCGCGTATTCGCCAATAGCTGCTCGGAGGCACCAAGATAAGGGCGAATGAGATCCCGGCTTACAACATCACTCTGCATAGGAGTAATGTTCAAATCCCGCACCAGAACTGCGTCCGCCCCGTCTGGCGTTGCGTCCGTGCCGTAGCTGGTTTCCGTCTCCAGCAGAATCAGACGTTTCCGAGTTAGAAGGACCATTTGAAGTTACCTCTTGTTGAACAGGTGGGAGCGTCCGACTAACAAGAGTTCGGATGCCTGTCTCGGGGTCAAGGATGTACGAGCCACCTTGCCCTTGAAACTCATCAATCACTGTAAATCCCTCGGCTTATCAGACTTTAGGTCGCCAAGCTTGCAACAGTTGTGCGATATTGAATGATATAATCGTTGAAAATTACACCTGCAGGTTGATCAGCGTCGAAAAGGTTGAATGTCACCTCATCAGGCTGCACGTCAATCGCTAGTCCACCCAACGTCAAATCTGCCACCATCTTGCTGTGCATGCTTTCGATCACAGGATCGGCCAGCTGATCTGGTACGTCACCCCTGGTAATCACACTCACTCTGACGCGCATCCGCCAATCCAGCGTCGGCAAGCTCGTGTTCTGCGTCGGCGTATCACTGATCGGCTCCACCACAATGGCTGGCGACTCCGCGCGCTGTAACGCAGCCACTCGACTGCGATAAACACGACCGCTCACTCCCGCCGTGCTAGCAAGTGCGGTAGCAATAGCTGCCAGGATTTGTTCACGCTTGGTCGCCATTGAATCCTCGCTGTGGAAGCTTGCCAAACGGCCCAGGATCAGGACCGCCGCTCACAATTGATTTTGCTCTGTAATAAATATAAGAGTCAGTTTTACCAGCCTCCTCCAAGCCCTGCATCACCTTGACCCAATTTTTGAAGGTGTGGCGGTCCATGTCTCTAATCGCATGCCACAGCGATGTTCTCGCGTCTACTTGCCCAGCTTCCGTAAATTTCGGGCATTGCTAGACCTTCATCAGCATTACTTCTGTAATTTTACCGTCATCTATCATGCTTGGATTGCGCACTTTGTAAGACACGCCATCAACCGTCAACGTATCGCCACTCAAGAATTCGTTGAAAACACCAGTGCGTACTGTCAATTTGTAGTCAGTGCTCAGCACTACACCATCAGCGAGCATTTCACTCGGCATATCTAAAATACCAACACCCGTAATGCCTTCATGCACTACAGGTACGCCAAAGCCCTCTAGGTCAAAAAATACGCTTAGGTCTTCGGTGAATGCCATGACTACATGCTAGCCGGGGACGGGCCCCCGAAGAAGCGGCCCCTGACCTCGGCGCTTAGAAGCTGAAGTCGCCTCGTGCGTAGGTGACGCTGCCCTTGGTGTTCTCCACTCCAGAGGAGGTGAAGGTGCCAAGGGTGTCGATCGAGCCGTAGTTGGTCGACGCGGTCAGGTCAGCCTTGTTGCTGGTTAGCTCAGTGACCTGGGTCTGGTCAAAGGCGGTGCCG